GCCCGAGGACGGCCGAGCGCCGAAGCTCGCAGAAAACCACGACCTCGGTCGTATCGTCGGTATCGTTACCGAACGCGTAAGCACCGAACAAGGTCTTATGTTCACCGCCAAAATCGCGGAAACCAGCGCAGGTAACGACGCCCTCGAGCTACTGAAAATGGGCGCGATCGACGCCGTAAGCGTCGGCGTACAACCCACAAAATACAAACACGGTAAAGACGGAACGCTAATCGTCGAAGCCGGCACGTTCCACGAGCTGTCGCTAGTGGCCGTTCCCGCGTTCGAGGACGCCCGTATTCACCAGGTCGCCGCCGCCGCCCCCGAGGACGACGACGACGACGAAACCGAACCCCAAGAAAAAGAGGAATGTATGGAAACTACCGAAGTTCAGGCCGCCGCCCCGGCGCCGGTCACTATCCCAACCGAACCGCTTTGGGCGCAACCGAAGCGTGATTTTCGTATGCCAACAGCCGCCGAATATATTGCGGCGTACCTCGGCGGCGGTCACGAATTCGCCGCCCTGCTCGACAAAATCCGAGCCGCCGCGCCGGAAGTCGGAACAGCCGACACCCCAGGAATTTTGCCGACCCCGATCGTCGGACCCGTCTACAATTCACTTCGCGGTTTGCGGCCGGTTATCGACGCTATCGGTACGAAGGCTATGCCCGCGTCGGGTAAAGTGTTTATTCGCCCCGAGGTGACGACCCACACGAGTATCGCCCAGCAGGCCGCAGAATTCGACACACTTCAGGCCGGCACGTTTGTCGTTACCGACAACCAGGTAACGAAACTGACCGTTGGCGGCTACGTCCAAATTTCCGAACAGGACCTTTCCTGGACGTCGCCCGAGGTGCTTAGCCTGATTCTCGACGACATGGCCCGCCAGTATGCGAAGCAAACCGACAACATCGCCGCCGACAACCTGGTTAGCGGCGCCTCGAGTACCACCAACTTCACGGTTGCCGATATTGCCGACCCGGCCGAATGGGCCCGTTGGGTGTATGTCGCTAGCGAAGCGATCCTTACCGCTACCGACTACCTGCCAACACACCTGTTCCTGTCGCCGAATATGTGGCGAAGCCTCGGCCTGTTGGTCGATACCGCAGACCGGCCGCTTTTCCCGATGACCGGGCCCATGAACGCGTTTGGTTCCATGAACCCGGGCCAGACCGACAACGTGGCGTTTGGTTTGCGGGTCGTCGTAGACAGCAATTTTGCGAACGATACGGTTATCGTCGGTCACGCCGACGGCTACGAAATTTTCGAGCAACAGCGCGGCGCGCTGTCGATCGACAACCCGTCGAACCTTTCCCGTACTATCGCGTTTCGCGGTAACTTTGCTACGTTGATGATCGACGTGGCTAAGTTCCGTAAGGCCGCGTTCGTCTGATCGACAGGACCGGGCCGGTAGCGCATGGCAACCTACGTAATTAACACGGCTGTCTTAGAGGACAACGTAGCTAGCCTTACCCTTGCGGACGCTACCGGCCTGGTCGCCGGCGAACACGTCATTGTTTACAACGTCGGGCAACATTTCGACGGTCACCAACAGCTACTTACCGTAGACCTCGGTACCGACGTCGTGACCTATCATCACGGTGGTCAGGACGTAGCGTCGTTCTCCCCCGTCGGCGCCGTCCTGACTACCGAAGTGACCTGGGCCGACAGCGACGACGTAAACGAATTCCTGGGTATCGCGTCAGCAACCGCAAACGACACCGCCTATTTAGAAACCTGTACGAACGCTAGTAATAGCTTTTGTTACCGGCGCCGCAGGGAAGCGGGCTACCTCGATAATCCGACGATCGTGCCGGACCCAGCGTCGAAGCTTGCGGTAGTGATCTACGCCGCGAGCCTGTATAGGGAACGTGGCAGTATCGACGGGTTTCAGTCGTTTAGTGATATGTCGGTAGCGGTCACGCCGTCGTTCACTATGGGCCGAGTCTTACAGCTGTTGGGTTGCGGCCGGCCGCAGGTGGCATAAATGCCCGCTAGCGGTCGCCTGGTCGAAGCTCGAACCTATGTAGCTAACGCTTTAACGGCGTTAGGTATGAAACCTGTGATCGACCCTCGAAACGCCCGACCGCTAACCGTGTTCGTCGGTATTCCCGAATTCACGGCCTATACGAATAAGGTCACCGATATTACGGTACTTGTCCAAATTTTGGCGGGCCCGCCTGGAAACCTGGACGCCGCCGATTATCTATTAACCCAAGCCGAAACGATCATAAATAGCGGCCTGTACGCGATCAGCGGCGAACCGTCCATTTGGCAGGTAGGAACGCAGGAACTACCCGCTTACGACCTGACCCTACGCATAGGGTCACTAACCTAAAAGGAAACCAACTATGGCAACTACCTACACGCTTTCGAACCCGAGCGTGACCGTCGCGACCGTCGATTTTTCCGACAACTGTCGGACAGCGACCGTAAACCTCGGCTACGACAGCCTCGAAATTACCGCGTTCTCGGACAGCGGCCGAAAGTTCGCCCCCGGACTTCAGTCGGTCGAAGTGACCCTCGAGCTGTTTAACGCTTACGGTACCGGCGATATTGAGGACACGCTTTTCGGCATTTTGGGCGACGGCACCACGACGCTGGTCATTAAGGCCGACCCCGGTACCGTTTCGGCCACTAACCCCGAATTTACGATTTCGAACGCCATGCTTTCGACCCAGCCGGTCGTTTCGGCGTCGGTAGGCGAACTCCAAACCGTCAGCGTGACGTTTACAGGCGGCACGTTCGCCCGATCCACAACCCCGTAACCGAAAGGGTCCCGACATGATAGGTATTAGCCTAAAAGTAACCCCGATCGACGAACCGGCGTACGAAGTACGCATTACGCCGCGTTCGGCGGTCGGGTTCGAACGACATTTTAATATGTCCCTAACTCGAGCTTTGGCCGAGGAACAGCGGCAGGAACACGTTTACTATTTAGCGTGGGAAGCCTCGAGAAACAGCGGGCATAAAGTAAAAGTGTTCGAAGGTTGGCTAGACCAAATCGAAAAGGTCGAATTTCTAATTGACGGTAACGACCCAAAAGACGAGAACGATTAAAAGGCGGGTACCTAAACCTAGTGGCCGCGATCGCTTGCGAAACCGGGATAGCACCTAACGACCTGTTGGATACCGACCCCGACGTTTTTAACGCGATCGTCCAATACCTAAACGATCGTAGCGAAGCGATCAAGAAAGCAAACGAACGGCGATAATGGAAGCCTCGACTATCCGAATAGAGGGTATCGACAAACTACGTCGGGCCCTAGTAAAGCTGGATCAGGCCGCTAAAGAGGATTTTAAAGCGGCTGGTAAAACAGCGGCCGAAATAGTCGAACGCCAGGCCCGTACCGAGGTACCCGTTAGGTCGGGCAACCTAAAAAATACGATTAGGTCTAGCGGCCAACAGCGCGGCGGCGTCGTATCGGCCGGCCGGGCGAAAGTACCCTACGCCGGCCCTATCCATTTCGGCTGGGGACGTCGCCGTATCCACCCAAACCCGTTTTTGTATCGAGCCGCCGATAAACGGGTAGACGAAGTAACCGAAGCGTATTTAGCGCAGGTCTACGAAATTTGGAATAGGAACCTCGGATAATGGCCGCCAAAAAAGCCGCAATTAGTATTTTGATGACCGCCGACGCGGCCAAGGCTAAGGCCGCGTTTGCCGACGTCGAAAAGCGGGCCGGTTCCCTACAAAACCAAATGGGTAGCGTCGCGAAGTCGATAGGCGGCGCGTTCGCTACTGGCGCCATTATCAGGTTTACCGGGTCGGCCCTAAAAGCCGCCGAAGCCGCTAATACGTCCGAGTCACGTATCCGACAGGTTGCTACGTCTATGGGCGTATTCGGCGACCAAGTAGGGGAAGTCACTAACCGCCTGACCGCTTTGGCCGACCAAACGGCCCGTAATACGGGTATCGACCAAAACCAAATAAAACTAACCCAGGCAAAACTACTGACGTTTAAAAACCTGGCTATTACCGCCGACGAAGTAGGCGGCGCGTTCGACCGGGCAACTATGGCCGCTATCGACATGGCGGCGGCCGGATTTGGTGAAGCGTCCACGAACGCCGTACAACTCGGTAAAGCGCTACAGGACCCCATTAAGGGTATTACCGCCCTAAACCGTTCCGGTATCACGTTTACCGAGGACCAAAAAAAGGTTATTGCGGCGCTGGTCGAAACAAACCGGGTAGGCGAAGCCCAAGCGATCATTCTTAAAGCGATCGAAGAACAGGTAGGCGGGACCGCCGAAGCGACAGCGAACGACACCGACAAAATGCGGGTTTCGTTCCGACAGCTACAGGAACAAATAGGGGAACAGCTTGTACCCGTATTCGCTACCGTTCTCGAGGTTGTACGGCCGCTAATAGACGCGTTCGCCGCCCTACCCAGCGGCGTACAAAAGGTAGTAGTTATTGCGGCGCTGGCCGGGTCCACGTTTAAAGCGGTCAGTATGTCGCTACAAGGTTTGGGCGTAGCGGCCGGTACCGCTAACCGGGCGCTAGGCGCTGTCGGCCTGGTGCTTACCGCCGCCGTATCGGTCTACAACATTTACAACCGAGGAAAACAAAAGGCTATAGAAAATACGAACGCGTTTGTGGACGCCCTAAAAGCCGAAGCCGGCGGCCAAGAAAACGCAACCGATACGCATATAGCGAACCTGCTT